CATCCGGGCCAGTCGTACTTGGGACGGCGACGTTTGAGTTGGTGATGTTTGCGACTGCTGCTCCTGTGTGGGTGTATTTTCTGATGAATGGTGCTGCTCCGAAGCCTGCATGGATATATTGGTCGTTGACTCTCGTATTGGTGAGCAGTAAGTTTGCGCCTGTTATGACTACACCAGTCGACGATGAGGTGAGTGTGTTTGTGGTTGTTGAGATGGTGTATGGCTGAATTGCTGTTGTTGTCGTTCCAAAATAGAGTGTGTTGTTGTATGCGCCGATCAAGAACGCTGTTGTTGGAAGTGCGATACCTGAGATGGTTGTGGTTGCCCACTGTCCACCTGTAGCAATACTATTTGTGTCTGTGGATGTAGCGCGGTGGACATACACATAGTTTGCGTTGGTTGTTGAAGCTCGAAGTACATAGTGATACCCCTGATAGGTAATCGCGCCACGACCTACCAAGCTATATGTTGCGGCAGTTGGCGCACCTCCCCACCCAAGGTTAACATGTTGAATCGACTGTGCTGTTGTGCCTATATACAGCTGATTAGCAGCGGCAAAACCTCCATTTCTCAAATATATTGTTGACGATGTGGCAGTACCCCATACCAACATACGAGACATATCATCGCTGTACGTTGCTTGGTAGTTTGCTGTAGTAATACTTGGAATACCCCACGGATCATTAAGTGTTGTTTTTTTGGTAGCTGTTCCGTTTGCTTGTGGAAGTGAAGCGACGAGCCAACCTTTTGAGTTTATTTTAAGTCGCTCAATAAGATCCCCTACAGGATTTGCGGTGAAGAATGAGAGTACACCAGATAGGACGTTGTTGGACACCACTCCCTCTACAGTAGACTTAATCGCCGTCGATTGCGCGTAGTCTGTGCCGTCATAGCCATAACCAAACAGTTCATAAAGCATATCACCTGAAATAACCGTTGTTGGGCTTGCAATAGTTCCGCGTTGTCGTCCCCAATATACTTTAGTTCCGAGAGAAGCTGTTGTATTTTCCGCTCTACGCAAGGCAAAGTCTACCACCGTCGAAGCTCCCGTATCAATGTTTCCTACAAGTTGACCAATAAGTCCTGAACCTCCGACAACAAACTGTGTTGTAGTAGCGGTTGTGTCCAAATTGAACACTGCCGTACTTGAAGCGTTGTAGATTGTAAAGGTCGTTGTTGAGTTTGAAAGTATTCTCTGTGCGTATGAGCCAGCAAGTGAGAATGTTGCAAATGACGTTGTTGTACCCACACTCACACCGTCAGTTGACGTCGCCGGGCGCAAGAACCCAGCACCAAGTGTCCAGTTTGAACCGCCACTTGCTGTTGAGTTGATCGTGAGGCCTGTTGTCGAAGTTGACATAGTAATCCCCGTACCGGCAATCAGTGACTTGAATTGCAAGTCTACACCTACCTTAGAAGTAAATAGTCCGTATCCAGTCCCCAAGTTTGAAGCGGTGTTTGCTTCACCACCACCTGCACCTGGGCATGTTGTCCAAGCTGTCGATGTTCCTGTTGATAGGAGACACAAACCTGATGTCCCAGTCGCGCTCGATCCATCACGAAGATAGCCGGGGATTGAGATACCAGTAGTGAATGTCTGCAAGAGTGGCCATGTATTCGCGATAGTTGAAGAAGCTCCATTTGAGTTTAGCATGTTGCCCGTCCACGAAAGTCCTGTCCCTGCGGTAATCCGCGTGCTTGGTGTTGCGAAGAAGTTGTGCCTTTCAGTCGATGACGCGGTGATCGGTATTGAGTACCCAGCAGTGAATGTTGTTACACCCGTAGCCGATGAGTAGGACAATCCTGTTGCGGTATTTGAGAATAGTCCGCGCAAGTATCCGGGGTTCATAGCTGTCGTACTAGCGGCCGCTGCGTCCCAATTTGCTGAACTGTTGGTAATCGTTGTTACTGGACTTGTACCATTTCCAAGAAGAATACCAGTCAAAGTCGTAGCACCCGTTCCTCCCGATGGAACACCGAAGACTCCTGTTATAGTTGAGGTTGCTTGAGTATGTGAAGCAAGAGCAAACGTAGTAGACGCAAGTGTTGCCGTGTCAGTTAGTCCAAGCGATGTACGCCCTGTAGAAGCCACGAGCCCCGTAGCTCCTCCGTCCCATTTAAGACGATCGGTGTACGCAGTGTCCCATGTACTTGAGGCGTTATCCGTAAGAAGTTTATACCCCGCTTCCAGCGAAAGTTGCCCTCCTGAAAATGCAAGTCCTGTAATGTTTTCTGTGATGAGGGTTTGGATGTAGGTTACGAACGACGGCAAGTCAGTGAATACCTGCGTAAACATCTTAAACCACCCAGTCACCGCCAAGTTTGTTGTAGTGGCGTTGGTTGTGTGTGAAGAAGTTGCTCTTACTGCACCAGAAGTTGTGAAGTTGCCTGTACCAGAAAAGTTATTTGAAGTGAACGCGTAATCTGCTTTTCCGTCCCAGTAGTTAATGTCACTGATTGCTGGTAGGCCCCCGTATAAAAAGTCTTGAGAAAAAAGGCCTGTAGTGGTTGAGTACACCATTCCTGCAATATTTTCGGATATTTGACTTCTTATATACGTAGGCGTGAGAGCAGTCGTTGAAGCTGCGGCCGCATTCCACACAGAAGAAGAAGCGATACGGCTATTTGCAAGCGTGCCAATCCATGTTGGGGTGAACGTCACGGTACTTGCGCCCGAGGTGATATTGAGTCCGAGGTTTGTGTCTGATGAGGTGGCAAACGTAAACGCTGGGCCGGTTGCGTTGTTGATGGTTGTTGTCGCTCCGCCTCCAGTCGCACTAGAGTTTATCGTAATATCGTTTGTTGTTGTAGAAAATGTTACTCCCGTACCCGCAATAAGAGACTTGAAGCGCAAATCAACACCTACTTTAGTACCAAAAATACCTTCACCAGTCCCTAAGTTGCTGGCCGTGTTGGCTTCTCCACCCGCCGAAGGAGCCGCCCAAGCTCCACCACTGTTCTTTATTTCAATAGTACCACTGTTATCGCGTACACCATATCCACTAGAACCAGATAATGTACCAAAGTTTAAATACTTGTTTGAACCTTTAATGAGAATGTTAATACCGTTACTAAAGATAGGCTCGATGTATGTACCCCTACTATTCCATAAACTACCGTCAAAAGCCGCTTTTGATACGTTAAATGAGAGCAACAAAACACTCAAAATAATGAGCGATGTGGCTATTATTTTTTGTGTTCTTGTTTTCATATGTTTTATTCGTAGTTAATGCCGGCCATTTCATACTTCTCCTTGATAAAAGCCTCGCGTTGTCGTAGTGACTCTTCACGATCGGCGATAGAAAAGAGTTTTACTTTCTCCGTTTCGTATACTTCACGTACTTTCTTCGTGTCTTCTTTAATTTTTACAATATCTTTTTTGAGTTCTGCGATTTCACTTTGCTTTGCGACAATCTCGCCATCAAAAACTGTTTTTGCGTCTTTTGCTTTTGATAGTTCCTCTCTTTCGTTTTCAACACCATCTTCAAGTTCTGTAAGTTCCGCAGTCTTTTTCTCAATATCACTTTGGATTTGAGCGAGTTTTACATTCAAGATAGACGCGACGTTGTTATTTTGCTCTGTGGACGCTACTAAACGACCATTTTCGGTCTCTAGCCGTGTCTTTTCACTACTTGCGATAGTTATATCGTTCTGTATTTTAAGTAGTTTTTTTGAGGCGTTTTCGATGTTATTTTGCAACGCTTCAAAGGTGTCATTCATTATCTTTGTTTGCTTGTCGAGAGTTTTTTCAGTCTCTTTTTTCTGTACTTCAAATGCTTTCGTTTTCTCTGAAAGTGTTTTTTCAAGCACATTTACCTCTGTGGTGAGTTTTTTTACCTTATTCTCGTGCTGTTTTTCAGTTTCAACGTACCCACCGACTGATTTTACTGTCTTATCATGAGTTTTTTTGAGCAACTCCGTCTTTTTTCGGTATCTCTCACCCTCTTCCAGTACTTTACCATTCTCAAGACGTACCGCATTTTGTTCATTCAAAAGCCTCGAGAGTTTGTTCTTCTCGATCTGTATGAGTTTGCGAACCTCGTCAAGTTCTTTAATGACTTCCTCTTTTGTTTGAATGGTATTAGTCATGGTGTTAGATATTATTACTCATCGCAACGGCTACACGGATTTTACCCTGTGTCCACGCTGTTTTATTAACGGTCAACCATTTGAGCTGATTAACATTGACCATAAACTGTCGGTTGTCATCTGCTCCAGCCGGTGCAATACCCGTGTCTCCGTCTATTGCCGACGCGTCTTCCATATCTTTAAGTGTGATGTAGTCCCAACGGTTTGTCGTCGATTGAGCCGCCGAAAAGTCCGGCATGGTGTCGCTATATGAACCCTGCACCTTGACCGTAAATGTCGCCGTTCCTGATGTATTGAGCGAAAGAAACAAATCTTTGTACCCTTCAACGAAAAGTACCTTGCCTTTTAAGTGCATGGTGTGTACTCCTGTTCCAGTATCGGTAATATCAACCTCAGCCCCGTCTAGTACTGCCGAAACCTTGAATGTATTGGTTGTTACGCTTGACGCTATCACAAAATAGTCTGTCGTGAGCGAAAGACCTGCGGGGAGTGTATCTGCTGTGGTGAATTGCAATCTCTCTCCACCTGTGTACCCATGACCATTTGAGGTGATAATGTTTGTAATTGCGGCGGTAAAGACGGCTTGTAGAACACCAGTACCATCGAAAATAACTTGTTCTTTCCTATATCCTTCCATAAATGTTAATGATTAGTGTTAAATAATGTGTGTCATAGTCTCTGTTCTGCCCCCCAAACACACAAGAGGGGCAGGAAGAGACTACGATTAGCTGTCTACTGCTGGAAGTACATATCCTGTTGCACCAGCGACACCCGAAGCTCTGTTTTCAAAGACTCCGAAGCCTGATGAGGCAGTAATAAGTACTTCTGCGGCGTTATCAGCATGTTGCGCGAAGTTTCGTGCGATAATTCCTGAATTATCTGACTGATCCGTGGTAACAAGAATACCTCCTGTTGCTGTATCGGTATTGAGACGATACACCATATTGTCGGTAATCTGTGCGTTAAACAAACTCTTTCCTGTGATAATTGCCACAAGAGAAGCTTTGTTGTTGTTTACACCGAGCGACAAGAAGTTATTTTTAATGACAACATCGTCATTATCACCGTCTGCTTTTACCATTGAGAGGGTTGCTGTATCTGGTTCAATCCAGCGACATCCTTCAATCGTAAGTCCAGCCGCGTCGTTTGTCGTTGCGTTTGTGTCAACAACGTACAAGAAGTTCATATTTGTAGCTGTTGCTTTTACGTCAACACCTTTAAGTTTGAAGTTCTTTGCGGTCGTAAGGGTGAAAGGTGAAACAATATCGGCAAAGTTTGCCGATACAATCACGTTTTCAACTGACACATTTGCTGCGCTCACGGTAATTGTTGCGGTTGTTGCGGTATCAAACGTAATGGTTGGGCGGTTACTACCGTTTCCAAGGCCAATAATGTTAATATCAGCAATATCAAGCGCAATAGCACCAGCCGAGCTCACTGTTTCAGCATGTCCGGGAGCAACCAAGATGACATCTCCACGATTTGCGACGACTGCTCCAGAGTTTAAACACTCTTCCAAGTCATCGAAATAACGAAGTTCTCCGTCTGGGTCAACTCCGAAGAGCTGTCGAACGCGAGAAAGGTCAACGGTTGAGCTGTCTCCTACGAAAAATACCTTTCCATACGTAGCTTTAATCCCGTGCAATGCGGATAATGTGAGTGCTCCAAGTCCTACATTTTTATTGTACATGTCTTTTTTTGTTATGCGTGTATATCCCTCCTACCACCTCTCACCCTTATGGGCTTATAGATATATACGCGTTAGTAAATTTGTTTCCATAATGACGTTTTTTATGGCAACTCCTACACAAAGTTCTTCCATTGTTCACATCCAAACGTAATTCTGGATATTCTGAAAATAACTTTATATGATCTGCTTCTATGTACGCTTTTTTTTCGTTACACCAGACACATAACCAGTTATCTCTTTTAAATACTTTATACCTCCATTCACGATATTCTGGTGAGTGACGTATCCTTTCACTTTCAGAGTCAGCTCCACCTTTCCACCTTGGATGATTTGCTCCTTGCAATTTTGGTATTGGTACGCCAAGTCTTTTTTTACTTATTTTTAATCGTACCTCCGCACTCTTTGCAGGATTATTATCGCCACGAATATCATCCCGTATAACACCTTTCATGGGTGATGGCTTTCCTGTCATTTTTTCTGACAGGGTAGTAATCGTTTCTTTTGTATGATGTCTTCCAAAAAAAGGATTACTTTTGCCTACCATCAACCCTGTAAAATGTAGGGAAATATTCTCTTTTGCTCTGTCGGTATGTTTTTTGCCGTAAAAAGGGTTTTTTTCTGCCAGCATAGAGGTCTTTTGGTGTTGAGATTTACAGTTTTTGGAACAGTATATTCCTTTGTTTCCGCTCCTTAACACAAATTGACATTTACAATGCACGCATATTTTTAAGATAGCTGGGGTCTTACGAACACCACTTCTACTATCCCCATAACACACCTTTGAACAAAACAATCCTCTGGAGTTATTTGTAGGTATAAATTCTTTTTTACAATGAACACAACTTTTCATAAGGATATAAATGGATTATTATACCCAAATTATATCGTTATTTTTATTACTGCGCAAGACTTCCGATAACTCCACGACCTGTTACGGCACGAACACCGTATCCTTTACGAACACCCTCCTTGTAGATGTCTCGAGAGAAATCTTCATTTGAGCCGTTCGCAGTTTTGAGGTGTTCTGCCTCAAAGGTAGCGTAGTATGCCTGCCATCCGTCTGTTCCACCGGTAGCCGCAATCAAGAACCACCATCGAGCTTTTGAGCTGTTGTAGTTTCCATTTGCGTCTGTTGCCAAGTAAGGCAATACAACGTGTGTGTACGCGTTCTTGTTGACGTTCATAACGCCAGCATGTGCGCCGTCCACATCTGCTGTTGACTGCATAACTTGTTTAACCGCTTTCACTGTCTCTGGATCATCCGAAGTCACAATCTTGTTGAAGCTCATGCGTCGTTTTTCTCCAAAGTTTGAGAGAATGTTGGTCGTCATCAAGTTTTCAGCCGCGGTCAAACCACCACCTGAGAAGATTGGGTCTCCTGATACTCGGTTTGAGTATGTTGCAGATGAAAACTTCAATGTGTGCAGTGTGTATACAAGGGAGAGGCTATCACCAACTGATGTGGTAACGGTGTCTCCGTCCATGTCTGTATAGCTTGTTGCATTTGAGAACGTGAGGATGTGAGTAAGGTCGAGTTCTGTTCGTTGTGGACAGAATTGACTGAGCGAACGCATAGCTGTTCCTACCTCCGGATACTGATTTTCGTCAATCATTTCCTGAGTAAAGGCAACTTCCATAGCAATACGCTTTTTCTCGAGTGTTACGTAGTACCCGAGGCCTACAGAAGCTTGTTTTGAAGCCTCTCCTTGTCGCTTTCTTCGTGCGAATGTTTGTACATCGTACTCATGATAACGCTTTGTGTTTCCTTTTCCAGATCCAATAGGGTCTTTAATGAAAAGTTGTTCAGCCGCTGGCTGTACCAAAGCTTTATTTATTGAGAAGTTACGACGCACCAAATCAGCAAGTTCAGGAAGCGTGAGGGTTGAAAGTAATGATGTTTCTTCCATAATAATGATAAATTAGTGAATAATACTATGAGGTTGCTACGTCTGCGCTTGTGATAACTGCGTTTACTTTAATCAGAGCTTTTGAAGAACTGATAAAGCCAACGATAGTTACAACCTTTTTAGCGGTTGCACTCACGTCAAGAGCGTCTCCATCAGCAACGAGGTCGTAACGATTACCAACCATAGCGGCGGTAAATGTTCCGGTTTCTACATCAGCCTCAAAAACATCTTCTGGTGAGATGACATCGACTGCTACTTTTGTTGCGACTGCATAATCTGCGTCTGTTGCGGCTACTGGGTAAAGCAAAATTCCCAAATGATCACCTGATGTGGCATCTGCTGGGATTAAGTAACCTGAACCGTTTGCGTAGACGAGACTTCCTTGTGGAAATGCTGTAGATGCTGCCTTCGCAAAGTATTCAATCTTTGGATTTCCTGAAATACGTTTAATCATATGAATTTTTATGACTATTTTAATAATAATTCCCCAAACAAAAAGAATACCGTGAGGTATCCTGTGACTTTTCTGAACGATGGGCGTCACCCATGATGTGGTTTAGGAGGAAAGTTTTTCGAGACTCTCCAAACTGTTTAATTGTAATCATCACATAGGATGATGTCGGTCGCAACAAGAAGGTTCAAAACTTATTGCGACTGGACATTATTCCATGTCTTACGACCAGTATATCATGTGTAGTCTTTTGTCAACAGTGGATAACTAACTTTTGCTCTTCATCGCATTGTCGAGGTCGAGTACGCGCATTTCTCCGGGCTTAATACCGTATACAATCGCGTCTGCAATCTCTTTATTATCATTGAATGACCTATCTGACACCTCTTTGAGCTCTGCAAACGGCTGTATGACCATAAGAAAGAGCCAATTCAACTCATCGAGCTTTAAATTGCTTTCGATAAGGAGCGGAATAAATGTTTCTCCGTAAAAAGTGTTAATTGCGTCCTGAAATTCTTGCTTTGTTGGTTCTCCTGCCACGGTAAATGATCCGAGTGGGATGTTGTCAATCGCTTCTGCCATCAGTTTGATAGCCTTTTTTGCAACCGGCACAACATCATGGTCACGTTTTGAGGTAAGGTTTACCACTTCTTCTTGTGTGAGTTCTTCCATATTAATTTTCTTTGACATTAAGTTCGTACTCTTCCTTTGTCAGTGTGTGGACTTCGCCGTTTGCGAGGTGAATATCCTTATACACACGTCCTGAAAGGATACGGTTGGTAACAGTAGTGACAATAACACCTCCGTAGACGAGCTGTACGGCTCTTGTAGGCTGTTTAACTGTCGCTTTTGGTGTTGGAGCAGGGGCAGGCGTAGGCGTAGTGTCTGGGTCTGTTTTAGACAAAGCCTCCGCAACCACGGCACGCAGTTCTTCTGACTTTACGCCGAAACTTTTAATACCCAACTCCTTTGCTTTCTGTGCGAGTTCCTTGAAACTTGCGGTTTGTACGTTAAAATCTTCCATAATTATGCGTTAATAAGTCCGTATGAGTCACTCAAAGTTACTTTGCGACTTCCATACTGCTCTGGTAATTCCAATAAATACTCAAAGGTGACACCTTTTACCACCTGTTCAACATCTTCATCGAGCTCTACTGTGCTATAATCCTTGACTTCTTTCTTGGTAACTGCACCGTGCTCCTCTGTCCAGTGAAACTCCTTGCGCGATACGATTTTACACTGTACGCGTGGGGCTTCATTAAGAAACTGAATGTGGTCTACCGGTAATACTGTGCCGTCTTCGAGCACAATATCGGCATAATTGACACGTTTAGTGTTGTCGTTTGGATCTTGACGCGAGTAAATATACAAAGGTCGTGTGTCTGTTCCTTTGTTGTTATACGCCACAACAACCTTGTCATCCACCATGCGGACATGCGCGGTTGCTCCTTTTTCCTTTGAAACACGCTTGATACCGTCTGTGTTTCCTGTAATAAGCGCTTGTTTGAGCTCTTGGTTCTCCCGCTCCATCTTACTAAACTTTTCAGTAAGCTCTTTGAGGGCGAGGTTCATCTCTTCTTGTTTGTTTTCGTCCATGATTATGTGTGTTAACTATTAAGCCTTTGGTTCTTCTACCTGAATACCGAGCTGTTGAGCGACCGCCTTTCCTTTATCCGTGTCCGCAAAGCTCTGTTTTGACGTATCTTGTCCAGCGTTGCCGTTTCCTCCTGATATTGCGCTACCAATCGGGTTTGGTCGTGGTACTCCGAGCATATTAAACGCTTCTGTGGCGAGGTTTGAGATTTCTTCTTCGGTACTTAATTTGTCGTACCCATTAATACGCTCAATGTTTCGCTCCACTTTCTTCGCGAGTTCCGCATCTTCGCCAACAAGCTTCTTGATAGCGTTGCTTCGGCGTGCTCCGATCTCTTTTGCTTGGATTTCTTGCTGTTCTTTCTGAAAACTCTCCTGTTGTTCTTGCAATGCGAGCGTTGCGTTGTGAATTTCGATTTCCTTTTCGGTCATCGCGTCCTTTTCACGTTCACTTAACTCCTTGAGCTTCTGCGTTTCTTTACGCGCGCCGACAATATCCTTTGTCTTTTGCGCTATAACCGCGTCTTTTTCTGCAAGAGAGGTCTCCAATTCGGCAACCTTATCCTGCAATTCTTTGATTTCTTCTTCTGTCATGTAAAAGTGTGTTATTTAATAATGCTTATAAAGTAAACTTATCAAAATCACCTTGACGTGCATGCAATTCGTCGTGGTAATGGACAAGTTCGTCAATTTCCTCATTGAGCAACGACAATCCGTTGACTGTCGCGCGCGCAAAGTTCATTTCTTCGGTGGTAACGGCTTCCATTGCGGTAAACGTGAGCTGTTTTCGTACTAGATATGATATAATACGTTGCAACGTCTCGTTTTTCTGTAACTCTTTGGCCTGTGCGGTAAAACCTTCTCTCTCGTCTTTGGGTATTTCGGCTAAAAGGTCGTCAATCGTGTCGGTAATGATAATACCCTTGTACTTCTTCCGGATATAGTCCGCTATGTTCTGATTTTTTGCTTCTTCTTCGAGTCTTTCAGTACGCAAGCGCGCGAGATGTACTATCCCACGCTCCGCTTCGAGTTGTTTATACAATTCTGGGTACAAAAATGCTCCGATTGTGTGTTTGATGTTCATATTACGCTGACATAGCCTTTAATGGTTTCTTTTTTACCGCTCCCGCCATACCTCCATACATTCCTGTCTTGTCTCCACCCCCTTGTTGTTCTGCCATACCTTGTTTGAGCATGGTCATGATGTCCGTCTTGTTGAAAAAACGATTTGGATCTTCGTTAATGAGGATTGCGTAGCGTTGTTTTGCGTACTCCATGTTGATACTTTCAATACCAAAGAGTTCAATGGCTTGGCGTAAGTTCTGAATGTAGAGAATTTGTGTGAGCAGGTCGTTGTTTTGTGGTGTTGGGTTAATCGTGATGAAGAGTTTACACTTGAGCATACGCAAAAGCTCGGGGTTCATGTACACAATACGCGTCTCTTTGCCATACTGTTTAGTGAGTGCGTTCTCTTCGTCGAACATTTCTCGCACACTTGGCGCTTCTTTGGTGTCAAACCTGAATATCTTTTGTCCTTTCTTGCCTTCTTCCACGGTCGTATCAACCGAGAATGTGCGATATTGCCCATAAAGCTGTTCTTCCACGGCTCCCATGTCTGGGTCATATTTCTTTGTCCAGTTGGTGATGATGTTGAATATACGCAACCACGTCATTCTTCGCTCCAAGTTCACAATACCGTCGAGCACAAGCCCAAGTTTGAGCATTTGCTGTTGTTTTTCTTGGGTAACTTGTGTCGCTGTTGGGTCTCCACCTCCTTGCGTACCCTCATACGCTGTTGATACTGTCTTATCTTCAATACCTTGTTTAATCAGTTGATAGAAAGAAAAGTCCGCGTTGTTGAGTCCATATTGCTCGAGGATAGGAAATAACTGCCCTTTCTTGATGTCTGGCGTGATGTTTCCTGCGGTAAAGATGTTCTTTGCAATAATCTTCTTGAGTGAGCCCATAGGTGGCTTTCTCCCTTGTCGCATACCGTCCACCATGAGCTTGGTGACTTCATCAAGTACCTCTTGGTCAATCTTTGTCTTTGCCGGCCATCCTTTTGAGAGTGCAAAATCGCTGATGGGTTCACACTTTCCTTGTGAGAATGGCACGTCACCTGTTGGCGATACGTTTGTGAGCATGAAATTATACGGCAACATCGGTATGCCATTGAGGTAAATCTGAAAACTATTGCGTGCTTTGTCAAAAACCATAACCTCCCCTACCTGTCCCTTGTCGATATTGGTGAGGTTCCATGACCGATATATCCCATCATCGCTAAAGTGCATGGTGTCAATCGTATCGGGCACACTCTCCCAACGCTCCCACTCCCCATATTTGATATATGCTTCGCTTCGGTTATAGACATTGAGTACCGCAATTCTGTCTTGGTCTTCAATGTACGGTATCTTCATGTCCCCTAAATAAATCTTCTTTGCGTTCACCATGCGTACTTCACATCCAGAAAACACCTTTTTGAGTCTTGCGGTATAGGTATAGTCTGATATTTTGTCGCTCGTTGGGTCAAAATCGACCTGAGACGTAGGCATTGGCATAAACTTGTCCGTATAGAGCTCCTGCACAAAAACATCACCTTGTGAGATGAGTTCTCGATAAATAAGCCCGCGCTTCCTGTCCCAGTCTTCAATCTCTCGGCTCTTCTTGTTCATGTCCGATAAGTTGTCACCAAGCTCGTTAATGAGTAGATCATCAACATTGAACGCCTTTACATCCGGCACAAAGTTCATATTGAGCGCAGTTGAGAGCATTGTGGTGTCTTTCTCTCTGGTGAGTCCTGTAGTAATACGAATATCCTGCTCGTTTTTCTTCGGTGGCAGGTATGAGAGGTCTTTCTTTCGGTTGCTATCGTAATACTCGACCGGTGTCATACCGTCAAGTTCCGTAAATGGTTTATCTCGGTCGTTGCGCATTTGGCACAATACCGAAATATCACTATCACGCGCAGTCTTTTCTTCGGGGGTAAGTTCGAGCTTCTTGATTTCTTTGGGTAAGATTTCTTTCATATGTCGCTTTTAATGAATAAAGCGTGTGTTTAAACGGAGCTGAACCTATCATAATAGGCATTATCCGATATAACCTCGTCTTCGTCAATATCCCTGTTATCCACATCAGTACGCCAATTCTGCTCGTCTATGTCTCGGAGCATAGTGAGCCCTATTGCGTCGTGCTGATTTGTTGACCTGATACCAAGTTTGAGCATGTCCTTTTTCGGCATCATTTGTATTTTATTGCCGATACGCTTATAACGATTGTCCGATATTTCCTTTGCAATACTCGATACCACACTTGAGTCTACTATCTGTCCGCCTGCTATGATCCATTTACGCAGTCTAAACGCCATGAGCGCGCGGATATTTGCGTATAAGTCTATCCATTTATCTGTTCCATCCTCGTCATTCTGTACTTCATCGGCTCGAACGGTAAAGAAATGACTGTTATACGCCTCTTCCTTGAGCGGACTATTGCCCTCGAGCACGCTGTACATGTCATATTTGCCCTTACTTGATATTGCTACCTCCTTCGCAACGTCTGTACCCACGCCAAAAGAGCCCACAACAACGTCTTTTGGGTCTAGTTTGTACTCTTGAATGAGCGTGATTATCTTCTCGGCTATCTTTCTAGGGTTTGTTGTACGCTCTTTATGCACCACTTCCGCCTTGAAACGGTCACGAATAGCATACACACACTCGTCTTTACCTTCGCCTGATGGGTCAACGCCTAGTATCTTACGTCCTACAAACGGCACATCGAGCTCTGACTTCACCCTAACCTCTATTTTATCCCGGTCAATGAGCTGAACATATCCGCTATCATCCATAATACCCTCGAGCGGGAACAAACCTGACACGTTCACGCGATATTCTGTTATGTTTCGGAAGTCTTTCGGCTCGACACCCCGGCAATACTCGTCAATCACACTCTGAATATACTTGCGGTCAACAATCGGAGACTGTGCGGAGCTGAATGACATTGACTGATATGCTGACTTATTCTCGTGATGTGAGCGATAAAAATAGCCCGTTCTTACTGTACCGTTGGAGATCATTATCAAAAACGCTTGGTCTGATGTTAAAATACCTTGTCCCATCTCGAATACTCGCTCGTGTACGGCTGACGCTTCATCGACAATACCCAATATCCACGGTGCGTGAATACCCGAAAGTGCTTCTGGTCTGTCCTTGGACGCTGTTCTCGCTCTCGCAAACCATGAGTCTGGAGATTCGGCACGTCTCACATGGTCTGATGAATACACAAACTTCTTCTTGAATGTCTCGGGCATTTTCTCTAACCACACGGATATTTCTGACCACAACGCTTCCGACAACTGGTCTGACGTAACTGCGGTACATGGGATTTTTGATTTTGGAAAACAAAAGAGAAACCAAAGAACAATAAGCGCGAGGATTGATGACTTACCAATTCCACGACCTGACACGATACTTATCTTTTTACTTGCCTTGCCAGCCACGGCATGACCAAGTGCGAGGAGAATGACATACTGTTGCCATGTGATATGTTTACCCCGCACAAACGGCTCGAACCAATCGGCTGAGATTGTCTTCCGGAACTCTTCCCACTCTTCCCAATCGAGTTTGAGCCCCGCGCGCATGACCGGGATATATTCTGGTTTGAGCGGTTGATGTGTGAGCCCGAACAAAATCAAAACAAAGTGAAGCGGATCACGTTGCATTTTTGCGAGTATTTCTAGTTCTGTTGGTTTCGGTAAATCCATACGACAAATAGCGGGATTATACCCGCGTGAAGTGATTTTTAAGTTGTTTTTGAAAAAATGAGGGTCGCTTGTGGGTATTTGGATCGTAAACGTCCTCCTTTAAAACCCGGCTACTGGTCATATTTCTGTTAAAAGTGTAGCAATTCATGTTTCTGTTGTCAAATAACGATATTGTAAGCCCCAAAATTGCGCTATGAGCCTTCTGTTTCTAGTGAGACGACACTTGTATCATTTAACTTTAAGGCTTGTTCTGCGAGTTCGGAGAGTGACGTTTCTACGTTGACGTTGAGCGATTTATCTATCAAAAGTCCTCTGAGTTTGTAAGCTGTGTCGAGATATTTATGACGAACTGCATAATTAGCTCTTTTCGCAACAATTTTACCATCAACAATTATTTCATCACTTGCTTTTAAGCCTTCTAGATGAACATTTAACAGCAAATTATCATCCAATCTTTCTGCAATACTTCTTTTCTTTTCCTCGATAACTTCAATGACGATAGGTTTTGATAAGTTTTCTACGGCTATAACACTAGCTGTTGTGGGATTGGTCGTATCATATGCTTTCAAAGCCGATTGCGTTCCGTTCTCTGTCTTAATATATTCATCCACAAAGATCGCTTGCTTTCTTGTGAGTTTCGGTTTTGTGAGAGCTCGCGGTATTCTAACCGGTCTTGTTTTTGCGTCTTTCCTCATATGTTGTGTTTGAACTATTTAAAACTGAGTTGTTGTTTGTAATCCATACGACCAAAGGCTGACATCTGTGTTTTGTATCGCTAAAATATCCTTTGAAACATTTGTCACATCGTTTTATTTCTTTCATGTTGCGGATGTTGGTATCGAACCAACTGTAATGTGCTTATGAGGCACACGTCGCGCCATTTGACTTATCCGCGATGTAAAGGTTGTGTTCACTTGGTTTGAGAGAGTCATAATTAGCATAGTTCCTAGGGAAGAAACGTTGAATTATTGTAAAATTGAGATACGCCGTGCATGGCGGAGAACGACACAACCTTTCTTTCTACATTATACACCTTATTTAAAGCCATGCAATACACAAGTTATACACAGTTTTGTGTTGTGTGTATTGACAATCTATGCACACACTGTACACTTAATACAGGTAGGGAATAGGGTGTCACAGACTTGACAAGCGAGTAAACCAATAGTGTGTATGCGGATTATAACAAGCACGTATATAACACTGGCCACCTTGCGTCGTAGCGTAGTGACACCTCGACCTTACCATTTAACAACTAATTAAAAAGGTTATGAAAACATACAAAATTATTGAGACACACACAGGGGTTGCTTCATCGTGGGGCGAAGTCGAGTGGGAAGAGGGAGAAATTGTAGAAATCGAAGAAGGTATAACATTATCGGACATGGGGATTGACAGTGATTTAGTAATTTTAATCAATTAAAATGAAAAAAATAAAAACATTACTTAAAAAACTATTCATAATAATCTGTCTTGTGGCATTATTCCCACTAGGATGGTATGGATATGGATTTTACAAAGAGATAAACAAACCATACGTCGCAGACAATCCTAACCCTACCCCCATGGCCTCATTCCTTGAGCAAAAAGACGAAGTGACCAAAGCACAGGAAGCGATCAAGGCGGCGAATGATAAACTGGATGCAGAAGAGCAGAAGATCAAAGACGCTCAAACTCTTGAAACAGAACGTCACAATAAAGTACTTGCGGACGAGAAGATTGTAAACGATACCGAGAACAAAAGACTCAGTGACGAAATGGATCGTATCCTCGCAGTCAGAATGTCTTTTCAATCAGCGCCGACGCCAACCGCATCGTCGACGCGATAATCAAGGTTGAATCAGGAGGTAACTTTGAAGCGCGCGGCGGTTCCGGCGAAAGGGGCGCGACACAGATTATGCCTTCGAGTTGGTCCGGGTGGACGAAGGACATTCTGGGGTATACACCAGAGATGACACCAATAAACGAACGATATATTGCGCTTACTCGTGTACAAAACATGCTGAATCGCGGATATACACCTCACCAAGTAGCTCTCGCATGGAACGCTGGGACACCAGTAGAGCGAAAAGGGGTCAATAAATACGGGGTTTCTTACGATAGCCGAGCATATGCACTCGCAGTAACGGCACAAATTATTAAATTAAACAAATAACATTATGGACAATAAAGACTTTTACGAATCAATCTTCGATGTAGACGGACGTGATTATCCAAAACCAAAGTCAACATTCACTACTTCTGAAATTGTACTCGCTCTTATCGTAGGTTCAGCGGTTGCATACTTCATGCTCCGTACCATCTTTACTTTCGCTTAGTACATAATAACAAAAAAACCGTTGACTTGCAACGGTTTTTTTGTATTTATCTCTTTGCAAGTAGTGCTATTACTTTTTGCAGTAAGTCTTTTATTTGCCCGAGCAGTGCTTTTCTTTCTTCGAGCTTTTTGATTATTTCGGTTGGGGTGTCTTCGTACCATACGCTCCACACTTCTGTTGGTCTATAATCATTAAACAGGTGATACGCCGTACCACCGTCCGCCCATTTTTCTGAGAATGTGTTCGCAATTCTAAAAGACCCGCCGTCAACATTTGAGTCTGTGACAGCATGACCAATTCCGTGAGTTTTCGGAGCACGTAGTGGTTGCAACGCTTCTTTTGCCCAAGTGATGATACCTGCACGGCTTGTCCACCATGCGTCGTCAATAACATACCGCGCAAGCACACCCGCTTTGCTTTCAGCTATTGCCAAGGCTATTGCGTCACGCGTAACTGGAACTGACGCGTATGCTTTTATCTGGTATTGACTAGCAATGCCCCTCAGACGCTCAATTTCGCTCTTTGGCACGCTTTGGAGCTTCTTTAGGTAGGAAGAGTAGGGTAGGTCTCTATCGGCCTCTGTAGACCATTTCCACTCGTTTGCGGGTAAAAGCCCGATATGCTTTGCGACACCAAGAGCTGTGAAGATTGACGAACCCTCTGTCCAGTTACCTTCTGCGAGTTTTTGTTCAAGGTATTGGTAGTCCGCACTGAACGCTATACCAGTTGCTTTCTTCGCGTTTTGTGTGAGTGATATTGCGGTACATATCCCAACATTTCGCTGGTGTTCGATGTCTTCCGGACTGTAACGCACTCCCGCTTTGATCGGCGCGACCACTTTTCCTTTGGTTGGGTATGCAAAAGTTCTGATGTCGTATGGGGACTTGTCACACCCGGTGCTTGGTATTTTATTCATATGATTTTTATTTCTATATCAAATAATGCTTCTACTAATTTTTGTTTCAGTCGGAACAACGGCAAAACCATTCCTTTCACATCCTCGACCTCGACGTGACCATCTGTGTAAAAAACTTTGAAGTCGGCAACGTATTTGCATATTTTCTTGCCATTGACCACGCAAAGGTAAACTGGTTGGTATTCCACACCTTTCAAGTGTCCTGCCCTACCGAGCATATCAAGCTCATACGCGCGATGTGCTTCTTTCGCCGAGTCATACGTTCTGCCGTTGTACTCGGTTTTCTTTGCGTGGTACTTGTTAGTTTTCTTTCCAGCAATTTTATTATAATCTTCGAGCTTCATTTTTGCGTTTTAAGTTAATAATTATGCTTAATGGTAGAAGTTATCCTTTTTGTACGTAACTCTTTACCTTGGTACCTTTTTGCTTTAATTATGCCTATCGTAGATACTAACGAGACTCTATCGAAGCTTGCCTATAATCTTGCCCGATAATGTTTTCAATGATTCTCATCCCGCCGAAAGTGAATCCTGTTGTGTTTCCTTTTGGAAGATAATCCTTAAAACATAAGGGATTTGGGTATATGTTGTTTTGATTTTCTCGATAAAATTTGATGACGTGTGGTAATAATTCCGCAACTATCTCTCTAGTTGGCGTGTTACCTGTAGCCATAATTACCGTTTTGATAAACTCTACCACCACTTTGTCTTTCGCTCGATCTTCAGGTGACAACGCATGTAATCTTCCGCGTAGCCTATTGTAATCGTTTTTAATTTTTTGGTTGTATAGAGCTTCCGCGCGTTCTCTTTCTGCTGCAAAATCTCGTTGTTCCTCTTCGGTTTTTTTAGTCATGTGAGTAAATATTTATATTTTTCTTCGGTCAACTGCGTTATCGGTTTTGCTAGATCTTCCGGTGAACACAATTTTGCGATATCTGACGATATGGTTATGATTCGCTGTAATTTTCGGTCAATTCCCTTGTTTTTAATTTCGTTCCAGTCGTCGTCGGTGAGTTGGTATGTTGGGTTCCAACCCATAGTTCCGTTGTAATCTGGCTCAATCCTGCGTATTTCTGCACCAAGTATTGCTAGACCTCCATCAAAAATACTTCGCTTATCAGGATTTAAAAAAAGGTAATACGCTTTGTGTGCTTCCTCGGCGCTGATTAAGTATTCTTGATCTTTTCTAAACCCAGTAATAATTTTAATTTTATATTTCATACGACCATTGATTTTTTAGCTATTTGATCTTGCTTTAGAGAAATTAGGTAGTCGCGTATCGCGCACCAGTTATCTCGAAGTTGAACCGCTGTGTATGTTTTCTTCGCAAATTTCAAGCTGTTATATTTTGGAAGAAGCGCTATGACTTTCGTCGCACTCTCAATCCCATACTCCGAAACAATGAAATCTGCTGCTTCTCGTTGAGGTGGTCGATTGTAATAAGTTTTATTTTTTGGATCGACCGCTTCTAGAAGTTTTATTACCTCCGCTCCCTCACTTGTAAACTTTTTTTCCTTAATTTTTTTTGCGGCTCCTGCAGCCGCTGTATCTTGTTTAATATGGTTCTTGTTTATATGGTTCTTATTAGGTGCTCTTTCAGACGCACCTTTGCGAACTTTCAGACGCACCTTTGATGTACTTTCAGACGCACCTTTGGGTGGGGGTGTGCTTTCAGACGCACCTAGGTGTGTGCTTTCAGACGCACCTTTATAGTAGTCTACATTCATCTTCCAAATATCTTTTACGGCATACACAGACACCTCTTGCTCGCCGCCTCTTGTTGCAATTTTTTTCTTTTCCTTAAACTCAATCCACCCTCTTTGGATTAGGTATGCGAGTGACTTATCTAGCGCCTTTCTTCCGACACCTAGTTTTTCCATAAGTGTCCTTTTTGACGCCCAACAAGTACCGTTTTTTGTCTCACCGGAGTATCGCTTCATCTGCATATACAATGCTTGATCGACTGCGGTTGAGTGATTGAGGATATAGTGTGGTAACAACGAGAAATATTTTCTGTCATTACTTCCATCCTCGATTTCTACATCATCGCTCATTTTGCTTTGTTTTTAAAGCTTCCTCTATCCAACACACCGCCTTGCGAGTGATGTGAAGGATATAGGACGCAAGGCTAATAAACGTACCATCGACTACGGTACACACCTAGTATACCACCTCTAAACAAACAAGCATTATGACCTGTGGATAATTGTGTGGATAACCGACTTATACACACCTTGCGCGTTACTCTATACAGGTGTATACTTTGTGCAAAGGTCGATATTAGTATTTAAAACACACACAATATGGATAAAAAGTTTTTAATCTGGAGTATTGAGCATGACGCATGGTGGGCGCCGGCTTGGAATGGGTACAGAAAAGCCAAAAAAGACGCAGGGATATACTCATTTGAGGAAGCGTTGAAGATTTTGAGGGAAGCAAATTTAGCAACAGGTAACACGCCAAACGAGGCTATCGTCGAATATGAAGGATAATAATGCAATAGACGACAAAGGACATATTGCGCTGTTTGAGGACGTGTCGGAGCTCCTTGAAGACGTAAAATCCGGAGAGTTCCACGATTATCTGAACACGAAGTATGTGACGCCAAAAATTGAGCTCGTGAGACGTATAGATTTTATAAGAAAAAGGTTAATCGAAGGAGAGTATGAAAACTAAAAAAGAGCAAGAAATACAAGCAGTCCCAGTACAAGAAATAGCACCAAAACAAGAAGCGATGTCAGTCGAGGTATTCATCGCAAAAGCAATCGAGTCCGGCTTGTCTATTGAGCACATGGAGAAGCTCTTTACCCTACGCGAGAAAGTAAAGGCGGAGCAAGCACACGAAGCGTTTACCGAGGCTATGGCACAGTTTCAAGCAGTATGTCCGGTCATTGAAAAGACAAAGAAAGTACTCAACAAAGACGGGCGAACAGTCCGCTACCAGTACGCACCGCTCGACGTTATTATCTCACAAATACAGCAACCATTGGCAAAAAGTGGGCTCTCGTACTCATGGGACGTTAAAAACAACCCCGGCTTTATGACCGCCGTCGCCACGATCACCCACCGCCTCGGACATACACAGTCAAGTGAGTTCACTATTCCGATTGACATGGATGGTTTTATGACCGCACCACAGAAGTACGCAAGCGCGCAGACGTTCGCGAAGCGGTACGCATTGTGTAATGTGCTCGGTATTGCTACGGGAGATGAGGATGATGACAGCCTTGCAACAACCAACGAGAAAGAAGCATTGTCGCTTAAATCCAAAATTATCTTTCTTCTTAAAGAACTCGGAGAAAAAACAGACAAACCGGAAGACATAAAAAAAGCAATTCAAACACGCACAGGGCTTGAAAATTCAGACAAAAATCTTGCTGATGTTAAAAGTCGATTGGAAGTGATTGTAAAAGAGATGAGAGAATATGAAAAAAATTCAGTACAGCAATAATGATGAGTGGCTCGACGACAGAAAAGGTCGTATCACAGGCACACGCGCGGGCAATTTAGTGAGTAAAAGAGACGGCCACACAAAACTTGCAGGATTTTATGAACTTTTGAAAGAGCAAATAGCAATTCCACCGACCAACGAGA